GTCTGCCGGTGGCGTTGACCTTGATCTTGCTCCTTACTTTGGTTACAACAAAGACTACCTCTCCTACCCATTGACTGCCACTTCCGGGGACACACTATACTTATTTGCACAAGCAGCATCTGGTACTACCAACATGAGTGGATCGCTTACTTGGGAAGAACAGGTGTAAAGGAATAAATCATGGCAAGCTCCTATAAGGACAGCATTCCAAACTATTATCAAATTGACGAAACTGCAACTGGTGCTGGCACACAATCTGCCAATAGTGAACTGCTTGACTATCAAACAGGCACGTCTCTTTATGACAACATCACTGGAGAATCGCTCACGGGAGATAGCGTAGAAACCATTATTCTTTCAAGCAGTGGATCTTGCACTCCAATCGTTATGTCGGACGACTTGGACTATCCCACTCCCATCGTAATTACAAACACAACTCAAAGCGAAGTTGAACTAAGTCTATTGGGCATTCAAAGGCAGGAAGTGGCCCTTGTCCTATTTGATACTGTTAATGTCTATGGAGTGAATACGAAGGAATGGTATGGCGCTGTTGGTTATACGTATGGCTATGACCCATCAGATTATAATTTTGATGGGGCTTATGGTTACTATGCTGACCATTTGCCTAGTGAAAGCGCTCTTCGGCTTTACGTTTTTCCTAAGCCCAAAAGCTTCACTTATCTTTTTGATAACAATCGTGGCTGGTATCCAGGTGGTTATACCAATGGAGTGCAATCTGGCTATTGGGAAAGCTTACGTGCATTCCGCTATCAACCAGGCAGAGTAACTGGCTTCACGATGGGCGTGAGAATGTCCACGGACAGCCAGCATAGTGGAGAAGTAATTCAATGGGGCTGTAGGAATAGTTATGGTGACGGATATTATTTTCAATTAGAGCGCGGCACTGATTTGTACATTGTTCGCACATCTCCTGGCCTTGGTACTCTCAAGGTGCCTCGTGATTATTGGAATGGTGATAAGGTGCTGGTGAATGAAGGGCGCACTGGCTGGAACCTTGACTTGTCTCGCGTGACAATGTTCAAGATTGAATTTAGCTGGTACGGGGCTGTTGGTGCAAAGTTCTTGGCTTATGTTCCTGATGGCAATGGTGATGCAAGATGGGTGAGCCTGCATTATGTTCTCGCTGAGAACCAATTCACGCAACCAAGCCTGAAGAGTCCCTATTTGAAGATGTTCACTAGTGTTAGCACTTCTGCAGGGACCAAGCAGGCAGCATTTATCAATCTTTACGGAAGTAGTGTTTACATTGATGGTGGAGATAAAGGAACAGTTTTACTTGGTAGTGCTGCATTAGAAGGTGCCAAGCCTGTCGATGAAAATAGCAGGAGCTTAATAGGCTTCAATGTGAAGGCAAATATTAATGGGGTGCCAAATCAAAAGGCCGTCTATCCCGTTGGACTGTCAGCATATTCTTCAGTGCCAACTCGTTTTGACCTTATCTTTGCCAATCCATCGCTGCCAAATTCAATTCAATATGGCTATGGCCCTGGTACGGTTCTATCAAGAGGATTCAGCACCACTTATCCAGTGTCCATTGTCAATAGCACCACTTTTGCCATTGCTTCTGGCACGTTTCCCGACATTAGTCAAGAACTCACTGGCTCTCTTGATTACTTGACTGGACGACGAGTGAAAGTGGATGGCACTGCAGTTTATGACACCCACGTGGTTGCAATTAACTCTGGACTCACTCAAATTACAGTGGATCAGCCATTGCCTAGTGGCTTGTCTTCGGTTCGTTTGTCAAGGATGGATGCTTATGCAACGGCAAGTGGCGTTATTGCCAGCGGAGTCACTCAAGGATCGTTCTACGTGGTAAATGGAGGTTATTTAAGGATTGGCATCTGGCCACAAGCTGTTGGATCCTATGATTCAACAAAAAGAACGCTTTGGATGAATAGCAACTATCCCATCTTGACCACTAGCTATTTGACAGGGCTTCCCGATGGTGAAAGAAGCATTTATGGAGGATACTTGCAAACCACTCCATTTTCCATTGCCATCAATAGTGGCACAACCACTACTACCATCACGGCAGGAGGCAACAGTTTGGTCTTGAGCGGCACCACCAATCCATGGCCAATCACAGTGGTAGCTGAGCTGATGGATGGTGCGTCCCTGAGCGACGTGACAGTCATTGAAGGGGCTAACATTGAAACTGCTGGTGCTGGCGCTACAAAGGCCATCACAAGCTTCGCCACTAGTGGCTTGTCTCAAAGTGCAACGGCTGCTGGTGGCACTGGTTACATTGCCCATAAGTTTGAAAATGCCATTTGTGACCCATTATCAGCAGTGATGGTTGATAGGCAAGGCTCAAAAGTGCTGCCAACAACGAACAAAGTTTGCAGTTATTTTATTGGCGCAAATGAAACGAAACAATTTGACTTAACAAACATCTTTGGTCCAGATAAAATGTACATTACGGGAGCCCCTGGCACATTCCTTAATACTGGTACATTGTTTGTAATGGCAACTTCTCGTGCTGGAAGCGGCATTGCAAGTGCTATGCTTAATTGGGAGGAACAGTAATGGCGCTGCCTGGACTTGTTAGAGCAAATAATCTTTCCGATGTTGCCGATAAGGAACTTGCATGGAATAATCTTGGTAAGAATTTTTCCGCCACTTTTAACGCCCCGTCGCCGGCCTTCGATGCTAATTTTGCGTCAAATAAAAGTTTAATTGATAATATCAGTGGCAGTAATCTTGTAACTTTTGCCAGGGCATCTACTGGCACCTTTGTGGGAAGCAACGGTCTTATTCAGACTGCCGCTAGCGGTGTGGCAAGGTTTAATCACAATCCACTTACCGGAGAAAGTTTAGGACTATTAGTGGAAGAAGCAAGAACAAATACAATGTATCCAAGCCTCGTGAATGGTACTTGGCTTGCGTCTAATGTAACAGTAACTCAAAATGCAGCAACAGCGCCAGATGGAACTAATACAGCAACTCTTATAACTCCTAACGCTTACTATGCCAGATTTAGCGTTCAAAGAAATATATATCACACAGCAGGTACTGGGAGGATTTCATTTTACGCTAAGTCAAACGGAGTGCCGTGGATTGGTATTGGATGTGGACTAGGTATTCCTTGGTCTTATAGCAATGCTGCTTATAATCTTCTTACGGGAGCATCAAGAACTTATAGGCTTGATACTTATGGTTATACTTTTAATTCCGCAACGTTAGTTGGGCAGGGATGGTATAAAATTGTTTTTGATTATTTTGCAAACAGTAATATTGGTGGTGATTGGAGCTTTTTGGGTTTAGCCCTGAATGCGAATGGAGACCTTGTAAACGGAAGCACCGGTAACGGAGTGGATGGAATGTATGTATGGGGAATTCAATATGAAGCTGGATCTTCTCCTACATCTTATATTCCTACATCAGGCTCCACGGTAACAAGAGGCGCCGATATTTGTAGTATTATTTCATCTATTTCCCCCGCTACAACTTTTGCTCAATTTATAGCTACCAATCAAGCAAGCCAAGGCATTGCAAGTGCCAACAATAATACATCAAATGAAGTCTGGGAAACATTTGCATCAACTGGAAATGTGCAAACACAAATTGTTAGTAGTGGGGTTATCTCAAAAAATATCAACATAGGGACAACAACGGCCCAGACAAGTGCAAGAGTGGTATCTTCGCTTGCTGTCAATATATTAACTGGTTCGGTTAATGGGGGAGATGCTGTCAATAATGTTTTTTCTGGGTATCCATTAACAACTCAATTTAACATTGGACGCACCCAAGCCGGCTCATACCTCAACTCAACATTATCTCGACTTGCGCTATGGACTGTTCCCCTTTCTCCAATCTTAATTAAAACTCTGTCGGCATCTGGAGTGGGTAATGCATCAATAAAATACCAAAGCATTACTGGCAAGGATATAGTGGCGCTTAATGAAGTTTACAAAACATCTGCCAGAGATTTTGTATTTCTTCGCGGTCTTTCCTCTGCTATACAGCCTCGCATAACAACAGCATCACAAAATACAACTTCTGGAGTGTTATTTGCCAGCACAAAATTACTGGACGTTTCTCCTTCTTCTATCGGCAATTTTTATATTTCTAGCGGATCGTTAAACGCTCAAAGCTTAAGAACCAATGGCATAGCAGTGGCATCTTTGTCGTCTGTTCCATTTTCTGGAAGCACTGCCCTATTCCCATTGACCATTTCAACAGTAGAAATGTCTAGCAACTTCCGCTTCGTCCCATTGTTTACTTCTGGAGTTATAAGCTCTCCTACGATTGGAGTGCAAATGGAGACAAATGATTTCATCTTGTACGCAAAAGCGGGGCAAAATTAAATGCTGCAACAATACGGGTTTCGTGCCAGCCTCAATCTTACGGAGATAGTAAGCAAGGATGCTTGCTTAGACAGTCTTGGCATAGATCGCAGTGATTTGCCTCTTTTGGAAGGCACGTCAAGCGCTGGGGTCACAGCAAAAGACTACCAAGCAATTATTGGCTTAAAAAGCAATTTAGAGCTGCAAATGGTTCCGCTGATTAGCGGTTCAACTTCATTCACTGCTTCACTTTCTGGAAAGGCCTCACGCTTCGGGGACACTTTCACAGGCCCCATCGCTGCAGGAATTGTTAATAATGATCGTCCATATTACAACTCTAGTCTGGCCATTCTTGGCCCATCAACTGCTTCTTACTTTTCTCCTGCAACTACTAGCGGATTTTCTTCCGGAGGTCAGTACAAGCTCGGACCAGTATATGCCACAAATACTACCATCAGCGGGTTTAACTTTACTGGCTCCACAAGATCGTGGAATAATTATTTCGTACGTTACAAGCAATATGCACAAATCACGCAAGACTCCACTAGCGCTGTAGCAACGGTTCCACTGTATCTCGCCCCTCCGGTTACTCTTTCAAGTAATAAAGTTTGGCTGGATGCTGAATATAGCTCTTTTGTCACTGACGCAAATGGCGTGGTAGAACAATGGCAAGATGTCTATGGGAGAGCAAATGCTGTGCAATCAACGTTTGCCAATCGCCCTGTTCTCACAAGTAACTTACGCTATGACAAGCCTGGAGTTGTCTTCGATGGCGTGGCTGATTTCCTTGGCCTAGGGAATCTTGGTGGACTATTCCCAACTGCTGCCACTGCCATTATTGTGGCAACTGTTGGTTCTGGAGTTACCACTGACACTGATTACAATATTTTTGGCACCTTAAGCAATACAGCAAATCGTTGGCGAACTGCCACGACAAGCGGTGCCTTTGGCATATTCACCAGCACTGTCCAGACGGGCTTTCCGGCTCCCATGCCCGCAAGTGGCACGTTTGTATTCACGGTGTCGGCAAGTAATGCGCTGGGCCTGGAACTGCGTACTGATAGCGTTGTAACAGCAAGCAAATACAATTCTCCAACGGTGCAGGTCACTTATGCTGGTGGCACTGCTTATACCATTGGAGCTAATGCTGACGGAAGCGCTGGTTTCTTCAATGGAACCATCTATGCCATTGCACTTTTTGATCAAGTTTTAACTGGCAAAGAACTGCGTAGCATGGAAGAATACTTTGCCTGGCGCTATGGCTTTGTTGCCGATCCAGATCGCCCATAGACCACTTAGTAATCACTGCTGCTGAACAATGATTAAAGGACTCGTTCGCAAAAACAATCTTTCTGACTTGGAATCACCAGAGCAGGCCAGGATTAATCTTGGCTTGCTCACTGATGATTACAACAGAATTAAAGGCTTGTATGCAAGTGCGGGAGTTTCTAACCTTGAAATTCAACGCATTGCAAACTCGCAAGGAAATTATCAAACGCAAATTGATTCAATTAATACAACAATTAATAGCATTGTTCCTGCAGCGTATGCAAATGTAAGTGGTGACACCATTTCTGGTACATGGACCAATGTTGGTCAACTGGGAGCATTTAGTGTACTCGTCAGCGGATCGCCTCCTACTGCTTCTTCTGATTCTTTATTTACCCATGAAACTGCAGGCGGTCAGTTCAGGCTTACTACTACCACGCTGATTGCCAATAAAGGTTTAACTGTGGAAAGACTAATTGCAAGTGGCAATACAGTGGTGGCAAGTGGAGTGGTAGTTGGCAAAAGAATTCCCATTACAATCAATAACATACCATTTTTCATTGAGGCAAGCTAATGGCCACGCAATATCTTCGATTTCCTGACGAGGCAAGTTTTTGTTCTGCTGCCACTATTGCCGAACTTTACATTCCTCCCCATGGTGACAAACCTGGTTGGTATAATCAATACGACCATGGTCATGCCATGGACATTGTTGGCATTATTTACAATGATGATGCCATAATTGATCCAGAAACGTTTGAAATTGTTGCTCCTGCCACGCCCAAAGAAGGTTGGCACGTTAATTTTATTGGCACACTTCCAGAAGGCTGGAAGCAGTATTTAGTCTTTCCCATCGCTCCTCATCGAGTGTTTGCTTGATGGCATCGAGCGGACGGCGTCCTTAGCTGTTAAGATTTGCAACGTTCGCGCTCAAAGCAAATGGCAGTTAAAAGCAAAGGGGGAAGTGCAGCACTTAAGCGTTCGCATGAGCCAGGGCCTCCCAAGACCACTTCTATTGGGCAAGGGGCGCATTCACGCCCTCGCCGCCGAGGGAAGAAGCCTTCACGAGGCCAAGGGAAAGGCTAGGCGTTGACAGTGAGTTGGACAAGGGCTAGCCTATAGGCTGGCCTTTTTTTTGCCATGACTGCCTTTGTTGATTCTTATTCCTTTTCCCATCGCTTCTCTTCCACGGAAAGCCTCCCTGGTTTTTGTAACTACGAAGAAGTGACGCATCAATGTCAAAATGCAAATGCAACTGCCTTGGTGCGTTCTTTCGCTCATTTTCTAACTGGATGTGGGTTTCCACCGTCTTCTGTATATGACGCAATGGAAAGCATTGGATCAGAGTATAATGAAGCATACATGGGCAGGATAATTTGCGATGGGGCAAATCAAGAGGCAGGGGGAACAGTTTGAAACCCATGTGATTGCCGATAAGTATGGCAATCTTCTTGATTATGGCCCCGATAGTGGAGTGGTAGATGCATTCGGTCGGCAGCGTGTCAGCAATGCTTTCACGCTGTTCGACAGCACGATGCGTTATGACAAGCGTTCAGATCAATGGTATGAAATCACCACTGGCAGTGGTTCTATCAACTTTCTCACCAATGCCAGTACGTTAGAGCTGAAAACTACCACTGCAGCGGGTGACACTGTTCTTCGTCGCACTAAGCAAAGATTTCCATACCAGCCTGGAAAAAGCCTTGTTTCTTTGCAGAGTTTTGTTGGCGCCCCATTGGCCTCTGGGCTCATTCAAGAAATTGGTTATTTTGATGATAACAATGGCGTGATGCTACGAGCTAGCGGCACAACTCTTCAATTTGTCGTTAGAAGCTTTACGACCGGCAGCATTATAGAAAATGTGGTGAATCAATCAGATTGGAACATTGATACTTTTTCAGCCTTAGATTTCAGCAAAGCACAGATATTTTGTGCTGACTTTGAATGGCTTGGTGTTGGCCGAGTGCGATGTGGTTTTGTTATTGATGGAAGTGTTGTTTATTGCCATGAATTTAATCATGCGAACAAGATTAATAGAACATACATGCAAACAGCTATTCTCCCATTGTCTTACCGTATTTCCAATAATACTTTACAAGCAAGTGGAGCCACCTTTCAGCAAATTTGTTGCAGCTTATTAAGCGAAGGAGGCTATGAGCCAGATGGTGCCACTTATTCTGTGAGTCATTCTCTCGCCAGTATTCCGAACGTTAGTGGAGAACGAGTGACGGCTGGCATTCGCATGGCAAGTGGTCGCACTGGTAATGTTGTTCTGCCAACTAAAATTGATGTGGCATCTGAAAGCACCAATACTGTTGCTTGGAAGTTGCGTCTTAATCCCACGCTTTCTGGAGTCACTTGGGTGGCAGCGCTTAATGGCAGGGGAAATGTTGAGACTATCACCACTGCAAGTGCAGTTAGTGGAGGCACTATTGTCAATACTGGCATTATTTCACAAGGGCAATCGGTCAATTTGAATGTTGACACTGCCATCCGTTTAGCTCTTGGAGTGAATGCATCAGGGGAAAGTGACACTCTCATTTTGACTGTTGATAGTGGAGTCAATTCAAAAGCACTTGGACAATTGGGCTGGGTGGAAGTGGTGTAGACTAACAAAATGGAACCAGCACGTTACGACATTACGATTCATCAAGGGGCAACTTTTGCTCTTGGATTGCAATATAAAACTGGCTCTGGACTGCCAGTGAATATGAGTGGTTATACAGTTACTGCACAATTATGGAATAAAACTGGCACTGCTAAGTTTGCCAATTTTTCTACCCCATGGACTGATCAAGCCAGTGGCATTTTCAAGCTCTACCTTTCAAGCACTGTCACCTCGGGAATTACGCAGCAAGGGCAATATGACGTGTTGGTAACTGAACCAAGCGGAGATAAGTTGTATATTTTGCAAGGAACTGCTTTTATTGATCTTGGACTTTCTGGAAAGTAATGGAAACCTTAACCATTGTCAAGGAAGACGTTCAATTAGTTGTCATTGATCCAGCGAGTGGGCCGCAGGGGGCTGTGGGACCACAAGGAGCAGTCGGTCCTTCTGGAAGTACAGGCGCTGTGGGAGCATCTGGGCTATCAGCCACAATTGCAGTTGGGACAGTAACCACTGGAGCCCCTGGATCATCTGCAACTGTCACAAACACTGGAAATAGTACCACTGCTGTTTTTGCATTTGCTATTCCCCGAGGAGACACTGGAGCAATTGGGCCTAGTGGTGTGGCAGGAGCTAGCGGAGTGGCGGGGGCAAGCGGAAGTCCTGGCGCTTCCGGCGCCCCTGGAGTGGTAGCAGCCACTGCGCCAATTATCTATAGTTCAGGCACTCAAACAGTCAGCATCAATACCGCCACTGCTAGTGGAGCTGGCTCAATGTCAGCCAGTGATAAGGCAAAGCTTGATGGCATTGCCAGTGGCGCCCAAGTTAATGTTGCCACTGATCTTAGTTACACTCCATCCACTCGTCTACTGGGGTCAACCACTGGCGCTGGTGTGACATTGCCGCTGGTCAGTAGTGGTAATGCTGGCTTAGCACCAGCCAGTAGTGGAGGCACTGCAACTTTCCTGCGGGCTGACGGCACATGGTCTACTGCTGGTAGTCCTCCTGGCGGCTCCACCACGCAAGTTCAGTTTAATGATGCTGGTGCATTTGCTGGAGATCCCGACCTCACTTGGAACAAAACTACTAATGTTTTAACTGTTTCGGGAGATGTCAGCTTAAATGATGGCGGCACCTATACGACAACGGTGCAAACCATAACAGCAACTGCTGCTCGCACGATTAGCTTCCCGGATGCCACCGGCACTGTTGCGCTGGTTGCAGGCAGCAGCGGGCAGTTGATCTATAACAATGCCGGGGTGTACGCAGGTGGACCGCTTTTCAACTCGACCACGGGAACCCTTGGTTATAACACTGGCGGAGCAGTCACACAGGCCACCAACAAGAGCACAGGTGTTACCTTAAATGGTGCATCTGGACGTATCACTATGAATGGTGCTTTACTTGCCCTTGATACCACAGTTTCATTTACGCTTACCAATAGTTCAATCACAGCCAGCGATCTGCTAATTTTGAATCACGTCAGCGCTGGAACTGCTGGTTCTTATTTGCTAAATGCTCAGGCGGCAGCAGGTTCAGCCGTTATCAATGTGCGAAACATTTCATTGGCTGCCTTAAGTGAAGCCATTGTTATCGGCTTTGCTGTTATCAAGGCTTAACTACTCATTGAAAGGTTATCACTATGGCCCAGTTCATTATTAACATCCCCGACGAACTGCTCCCAGCTTTGCTGGTTGAATTCGGTCTCGTCCAAGGCAGCGTTTCCGCCACAACTCCAGAAGAGTATTTCGCTGCCAGCATCGTGGAAACTGTGCGCCAACGAGCCGAGATCTATAAGGTTGGCCCGTACTACGTTGGCCCCATCGCTCCGAAGTACAATGCTGATGGCACTCCGTACGAGGCACCTCTGGCAGATGCCGCCGAGCCCAAGGTGCCGCAATGACGCTTGTCGTCAAACCTGGTATCGTGCTGGCAAAAAGCTGGGACTTGGCAGCTTTTGACGCTGATGCTGCTGCTTACATACAACGTGTTGAATGGGCAGATACAACGCCGCTTGAATCAACCACCCGCACTGCCATCAATAACTTTGTGGTCGGTTGTAAAGCCGATGGGATTTGGAACGCCATTAAAGCAAGTTGTATCTTAGCCGGAGCGCGGACCTTGGCCGGGGCATTGATGCCACTTGCTGGCACTGCCCCCACAAACTTTAACTTTGTTAGCGGGGATTACGACAGGAAAACGGGACTGGTAGGGGATAGTAGCACAAAGTATTTGCATAGCAACCGTTTTGGCAATTCAGATTCTCAAGACTCGCAACATATGTCTGTGTATGTATCAACTCGACCAACAGGATCCAATCAAAAAGCATACATCGGAGATGCAAGCGCAGTCGGAGCAACTTATGTGTTCTACAACGTATCAACTTCCACTTTATTTACATCTTCCCGTACTGCTAATCAAGAAGAAAGTATAAGTGCATCCACCCACACTGGGCTAGTTGGAATTAGCCGCTCTGGATCTGCTAATTACAACAGGAGATTATCAGTCAGTACCACCACCCTAACTAGAACTAGCGCAGCAGGGGGAAATAATCCTATTTACGTTTTTGCATTCGGCCCTTCTTTCTTCAACGGCAACGGTCGCCTCGCTTTCTACTCCATTGGCGAATCCTTGGACCTCGCCCTTCTTGACGCCCGCGTCACCACGCTGATCAACGCTTTCGCCGCCGCAATCCCATGACCTGGCTCATCACCTCCCGCTATCAACCATTGCCCCATCTGGAGGTGCTGCCATGAGCTGGTTAATTTCAGGGGGACTAAAGACAACTTGGGCCGAGGGTGGCATGCCATCTCAAGCAATGGTAAGTGGCATAACCTATCGTATTCACACTTTTTCTAGTATTGGTACATCTACATTAAATGTCCTAAATACTGGAAATTACGAATATTTAATTATTGCTGGTGGTGGCGGCGGAGGTGTCGGATTTGGCGGAGGCGGTGGTGGTGGTGGCTATAGAACTGGTAGTATGATTATGTCGATAGGAGCATATTCAGTACAAGTGGGGGCTGGGGGTCTGGCTGGTCCTGCTAGCAATACACAAGGTTCAAATGGTGAAAACTCTAGTTTCAATGGAATTATTTCTGCTGGTGGAGGCGGTGGCGGCGGTGGTACAGGTGCAATAATAGTTGGCCTTGCAGGTGGCTCTGGAGGTGGAGGCGGTGCTGGAAGTGGCGCTGGCGGTGCAGGCAATACGCCCAGCGTTAGCCCATCACAAGGCAATAGTGGAGCAGCGGGGCTTGGTGGGGTGCGAGGTGGAGGCGGTGGTGGCGCAGGAGCTACAGGTTCTGGCAGGGATGGAGGAGCAGGTATTATTACGTCTTTCAATGGATCACTAGTGGGCTATGCAGGAGGTGGAGCAGCAAACTCTACAACGGTGCTTGGCAATGCTTCATCGGGCGGAGGAGGATTATATGGCGGTATTTATCAAAGTGCTTTTGCTAATACAGGGGGAGGCGGAAATGGCGATAGTTTGCGGCCAAGTGGCAACGGTGGTTCTGGTATTGTAATTATTCGCTATCAAATTTAAATGTAATCAATATGCCATCTAGACATTAAAATTATCTAATCTATATGTAATTCTTATTTCACCGCCCAAAGTCTTGACCGCGTCACTTGCATTTTCAGAAACTTTTTTTTCAATTATCACCGAAGGAACAATTGCACCTGAAAAAGGAGTAACAATGGCGCTGGGAAACAATTCCTTGGCTTTAGTTGCCAACCCCTCAGCAGCTTCAACTTTCTCTTGATGCTCTTCTTTTTCCCATTGCTCCTTGACTTCTTCAATTTGCTCATCAACCACTTCTAGGGTTTTCTGAGTTTTTTGCTCCACCCAATCAGGCTTACACCAAGCCAAAAGCGCAATAAACCATGGCTGAAATCTAATGGACGGCCACTGCTTGGCTGCTAGCAATGCAAGTTCATAACACAAGGCATTGAAAGCAGCTTGATCAAACATCAGCCTTCTT